TTGTGCTTTATGTAAATATAATGCCATATCCATAGCTTCTTCTTTAGCGTGTTGTAACCATTGGTTAAGGCTTAATTGGTTATCTTCTAAAGTAGTTCTGTATTTAGCGATGCCCTTTAGTGATCTTAATCTGTACTCTTGTATTAAGCCTTCTACTATTGCATCTGAATAGGTTTCTTCTTGCATTTCTGCTAATTTTTGTCGTGTGTCCATTATAATTTTTTAAGTTCTAAATGTTTTATATCGTTGTATCTTACTTTTACCACCAAGTCTTTTCTTCCCCATTTTTCCCTTGTGTAGTATTTTAAATATTGTGTTTTATCAGTTGTTTTTTCTTTTACATTATCTAAAATAAATCCTAATAAATCTTCTCTGTTAAATATACAAAAAGCATCAAATTCGTTTACAAACATTGCTATATATTGAGCATCACCCCTTAACCATCCCTTATTGCCGTTTATATTTGTATGCTCAAGCCATATTGTGTCTAAATATCTATTAGCTTTTACATCTACACCATATCCATCCACATAACAGTCTATATGTCTATACCAATCATCTTGGTTTGTTGATTCATTATATCTATATCCTGCCGACTGGATTCTCTGCTTAAATAATTCTTCGTGATCATCACCATCATTCTTGCATCTTTGTAGTGTAGATTCTTTTACTTTCATCGATAACCTAATTTAAGTAAGTGATAACATTGTATAAAGCGTTCTCTTGCCTTTGAACGATAGATTTGTTTAAATAGGCCTAAAACCTTCTTCTTATATCCAAAGTCCGTAGAAACGCCTTTAAATAGCTTCTCTGCGTATTTTACACCATATCCTTTGCAGAATTGAATGTTATCTGCTTGATCGCCCACTATCATTTGCTCATAAAAGTTATATAGAGCATCTTGTTTTGATAGGGTAATAAATTGTCTTTTGTTATAGTTATAGATAGTGCCTTCGAATTGTTTGTAGTCTTTGTCTATTGAAACTATTATACAGTTTTCGTGTCCTATCTTTTCTCTAAATATAGCTACTAAATCGTCTGTTTCCATTCCGTTAGCTACTTCAGGTTCATAGTATGCCTCAACATACTTGCATAAAACATTAAAGTACTGTGGTTTTTCTTTTGATCGGTTTGCTTTGTAAGTCTTTGTGATAAACTTTCTAAAGTTGTTTTTCGAAAGTCCAAAAGGAATAACTTCTTCTATCTCGTAAAATTCTTCTAAATCGTTTACAGTCTTTTGATAAAATTCATCAAACTTAAACATAGCTTCTTCAGGTGAATCTACATTATAACAAGCAGAGTAAAGCAGACTGTCTATATCGAATAAAACTATCATATCTTTTCTATGTTGTATTTGTGTTTGACTACTTGCCACCAAGTAAGGTGTTGATATTCTTTTTCTGTGTAAACTTTAATTACCCCCTTGTTGTTCTGTATCGTGTGTATCTGTGTCGGTAGTACTTTGTGAATCATTTTGAATTTGTTTAGTTAATTGTTCTAATCTTAATGCGAGAACATATACTGATTTTTCAATATTAGATATTCTCTGTTGTTGTGTCATTCTGCCTTTTCGCATTCCAAATGTCGTTTAGTTCGTTTTTAAGTTTTAAATGTTCTTCGCTCAATAAATCTAAATGGTCTTTATAAAGCTGCCTTTCTAATTCCACCATATTGGTGTGTTCTACAATATACTGAATAGATTTGATTAAGTTTTGTAGTTCTTTGTTTTGTGGTTTTTTTTTGTACCACTTGGTTAAAGTATCTAAAGCGTATTTAGTAGAATTTAAGAAGATATATGAATGCAATGGATTCATAAGTTTTCTTGGATTTGCTCTTGTATTTTTTCAATGATCGAACCTTTTAAGCAGTTGGTTAAATCCACATCTGGTAAGAATCCTACAAATTCAACATAAATTGTATCAGGTGCAGGTGGTGTCCAGTAATCGCCTTTTCCACCTTTTTCTATGTAAGCTTTGTAGTCAAATTCTACATTATCGTATTCGTATGTTCCTTCAATTCTCATAGTAGTTCACTTAAAATAGTTAGTAATTGAAAAGTCAAATAAGCAAAAGACAAAGCAAAGAATGTCCATTGAATCTTCATAAATAATTTAGCAAGTCGTTTCATAGTAGTAGATTTAAAAGGGGCATTGCTGCCCCCTTATTGGTTTTACTTTTTTAGATTGTTTTAAATAACTTGTGAAATTCTGATTTAGTGTAGTAAAAAACATCTCCAGTATTGACGTGTGTTACTTGTATTAATCCATTTTTACCTTCTCCAGTTAAATGATACATAAGCATATCTTTTGATGTTCCAAGTCTTACTTTTCCAACGTATAATAAGTTTTCCATAATTAATAGATTTAGTGTTAAACATACCCAAAGATAAACATTATTTTCTAATCAACAAAAAAGTTAATTATTTTAATATTTAAAATCTGTGTGTGGTGTGGCAAATTCTACAATAGATGCCAAGCGTTCAGGTAGTAGGTATACTTCTTTGTCCTTGCGTTCATTAGACCACATAGTAGTAGTAGGACATCTTATAGTTTCAACTTCAGGAATCTTAATATCATTAAGCCAATAGATATAAGTTCCTTTAGGGTCACTCACATAGTAAAGCTTAACCACATCTTCAGGTAAAGACATCAACTTGTCGTATTTGTACTTCTCAAGCATCTTGTCTTTGTAGTATTTCTTTCTTACTTTAATTTCTATAACGCACTTATTACCTTTTGGTGTAGTGCCTATTAAATCGTAAAAGGTGTTTTCTTCACCTACCCAGTCTAATCTAAAGTCTAAAAATCCATTTAACCATAAGCAAATAGTTTTCTCGTATTTATCCGTATCATCCTTTGTCATAAAGTTCGTTTATCTCGTTAATTCTTTGTTGCCATACCTTTGGACTGCATCCACAATTTACAATTATACGTTTATTTAATTCCTCTGCGAATATCTTTACTATTAATTCTCTATCCGCTTTGGTTAGATCGTTGCTTTTAACTGCTCTAAATTCTGTCCAATAGTCATAATTCTCTTGATTCATTTTCTAAAGATTTTAATGTTGTCTAACTTTTCTTTTCTTTTGTCACATCCGCAATCTTCCCCCCATATTTTTTTTACGATCCAAGCTATTCCTGTAAGCTTAAATATCTTCTCTAATATTGTTCCCAGTTTCATAATTATGTTTTATTTCGTTCTTTATTATCTTAACGGTGTTGTAAAGCGAATAATAGCTTATTGTGGTTTCTCTGGATAGTTCCGCAATACTTTTACCCTCTATGAATACTTCGTTAAATACACAAGCGTTATAGATGTTTTTTAAGTTCTGTGTGTTGTCTAAATCTAACTCATCTAAATTGTGATCATTTAACCACTTGGTAATGTGTTCGCTTTTTGTATTGTCTATTTCAAAGTATTCTTCATCTTCTAAAGCAGGTAAATCTTCTGTAAACCAAAACCGTTTTTCTTTTTTCTTTAGGTCAAATACCATATTCCTTAAAACCAAATAGACGAAATAGAAATTAATCTTTTCGCCTATCATAATATCCTTATCGTAATCGTGCATTTTTAAGTAAAATTCCTGCACTATGTCTTTTGCAGTATCAGTATTTACCGTAAAACTAATTACATACGCTAACCATAAGTCGTGATGTCGTGATAAAATTTGAAGCATTATAGGTCAAGTTCAATCGTTAATAATAATAAGTACAGCTTCAAAGTTTGATAAGGAAATTCTTCTGTGGGGTACAGAACTTCCCATCCCAAACACACCCTTTGGTGTGGTAAACTAAATATAAATCTTAATTCCCAGTCCATAGTTATAATCCGCAATAACCACTATCGCATTCGTTAAAGTCATCATCAAACAATTCAAATTGTGAATTCCATTTTTTTACATCGTCATATAATACATCGCTACGCCAAGAAGCACCATTAATACTTTCTCTTTCTCGCTTGGCAAACCATTCAAGTTTATTAGGATGTTTGTCAAACATCTTTCTTAATAGTAAAGGTGTTTTATGAAAACAACCTACACAGTTATTCATCCAAGCAAATCTAACAGGTTTATCCTTCCAAAATTCCTCTACTTGGTCTTTTCTTATATTGTCTTGAATAAGTGGGAAAGATGGTTTTCTATACGGAACATCTACCCATTTATTTCTGCCATCTGGATGTTTTTCAAAAGTTGCCTTATAAATATCTAATCCATCTTCATTGCATCGTTCAAGCATATTATTTGCTCTGCGTGTTTCATTCGCTCTAAATCCTATTCTTGTTTCTGTTGGTTCTCCGATATTTTCTGCCCACCAATAAAACATTGGTTCTATTTTCATTTCAACAGTACAGAATCTTTGGACTTTATTAGGTAAGTAAACCTTGTCTTTTCTTGTAGTTATTTCATCAAAAGTCCTACCACTTACCCAAGTTATTTTTCTGCCTATATATTGCTCTAAATCAAATATCGTGTAAATGATGGTATCATCTTCTAATGTACCGATAAATTCCTTTCCTATCCTATCGCTAACTTCTTGTCTTAACTTTTTATCTGGGAACAAACAATTCTTATCGTCAGTTCTAACTAATGCAAAAACATCATAGTCAGCAGGATAATTAGCTGCTATGTAACTTGATGTCTTACCCCCACTTAAACTATTTACTGTTTTCACGCTTTTCTTAAGTTAGCCTGTGCAAATTTTGTTTCTTTCTTGTTTCGTAAGACTTTCTCTAAAATGTTTTCTCCATCTATTTCAAAGCCTACATTATTCTTTAAAGATGTTAATCTTATTGGTGCATCCATTGGCGTAGGTCTACCACCAGATTCTGTTTCTTTTATTTTAGAAACTATCATTTGTGTTTGATTCCATAAATTTGGATGGCTTTTATAACGATGAAAAATTAAGAATGAATCACTTCGGTTAATGAACTTCGCCCCTCCTTCAACATCACCTGAACTTGGTGGCATTGGATAGCCCCCAAATTCGTGTCCTATTGGATGCTTCATTCTAATAGCACTTGTTACTGCGTGAACATTTAACCAAAGACTAATGTCATTTCTTTTACAGAACTGTCTTAATTCAGTCATTGCTTGGTAGTCGTAACTATGTCCATCTATTGTCTTTGACATTTCAGCATCTTTAATTAAACTATTGTAAGGGTCAATTAACATACCTTGAT